ATGGCGCTTGTTTCCCTCGACGATCTCGATTTCCAGCTGCGCCTTGGGCTCGGTCGAGACGAAACCGGGGCGATCAACGATCCTCTGGCGCCGCAGTTTCAGAAACTCGCCGATCGCGCTTCTCTCATCGTTCTGCGGCATGTGAAGCGGGAGGCTGATCCTTGGACTGAAGAGAACGCTCCGGACGACGTTCGTGCAGCAACCCTGATCGTCGCAAGGAACCTTTGGGACGAGGAGGAGGAGCCTCTATCAGCCGCGGTGACAAACCTGCTTTGTGGGCGCCGGGACCCGACGCTCGCATGACAAAGGCCGGAAACCTCGATCGCCGCATTGTCATCGAAAGGGCAACCAGGACAGTCGACGAGTTCAACAGTCAGGTCGAAACGTGGACGCCGTTCATCACCGTCTGGGCCCAGCGGAAAGATAGCTCCGATCGGGCACGACGAGAAATACTCGCCGCCGACCAGGTTGGATCGTTTCTGCTCAGCTTCTTCGTGATCAGGTTCACGGCCTGGTCGAAGACAATCACGCCGACCGACCGGATCAACTACGACGGTCACATCTGGAACATCAAGGGCACCAAAGAGACCGTCGATGGGCGTGATCGCTTCATCGAGATCTCTGCCGTTCGAGAGAACAACTGATGGCCAAGGGGATCACCGTCAAGGTTGAAGGTCTCAAGGACCTTGAGAATGCGCTGAAGCAGCTGCCGCGGGCGAACGCGAAAGCTGTGCTGCGACGGACGCTGAAGGAGGCCGGAGAGCCGATTGCGAGGGCTGCGCGAGCGAAAGCGCCGAAGTTCGAGATGCATCTCTCCGAGAGCATCGACGTAGGAACGAAACTGTCTCGCCGGCAGGCGGGGCTCCACAAGAAGCAATCGCCCGTAGAAATGTTCGTCGGTCCTGGTCCCGACCCTGCCGCACATCTCGACGAGTTCGGGAGCGTCCACGGTCCCGCACAACCTTTCATGCGTCCGGCGTGGGACGAGAACAAGGACAAGGCGCTGGACACGGTCGCTAACCTGACTTGGGTCGAGATTGAGAAGACCGCCGCGCGCCTGGCGAAGAAAGCCGCGAAAGGCAAATAGCCGATGGAAGAAGCATTGACGAGCCTGCTGCTTGGAGCGGCTGGGCTGACAGCGCACGTCGGCAGCAGAGTTAACTGGACGGCCAAGCCACAGACAGATGCCGGCCTCCCCTATGTCGTCCTGCAGCGGATCGACGGGGCGTTGGATTATCATATGCGCGGAGCGTCCGGATACGTGACCAGCCGCGTGCAGGCGGACATTTACGCCGAAACCTACACAGCCTCGAAGAAGGCAGCACGCGCATTGATCAGCGTCGCGTCCGGATATCGGGGCGGCATCTTCCAAGGGATTTTCATCGATTCCGAACGTGATCTCCCGGCGGCGGACGCGGGAGAGGTGACGCAGCTTTTCCGAACGTCCGTCGACCTGATCATCCACCACACAAACTAGGAGAGTAAGATGGCTGAAACCTTGGCCTCGATCGGCTATGGCTCATTCTTCCACGTCAGCCAGGACGATGGCGCGACGTGGATTGAGCTCGCCGAAGTGTTCGACATCACGCCGCCGAGCGACACCGTTGACGTCGTCGATGCGACGCACATGCAGTCGCCGAACCGCACCCGCGAATTTATCTCCGGTCTTTCGGACCCGGGCGAAGCATCGTTCGAAATGAACTTCGTGCCGGGCTCCGCCTCGGATGCGAAGATCCGCGAAATCCGGACTGCCGGTGCGCGGGTCAAATGCCGCATCACCTTCCCGAATTCGGTCGCGTGGATATTCTCCGGCCTGGTCACCGGTTATGAACCGGCGGTTCCGACCGACGACAAGATGACGGCGACCGTCACCTTCAAGGTCACCGGCTCCTATGTCTCGACGCCGGCCGCAGCCTCCGTCAATTCCGTGCTGCCGGCAATCAGCGGGATCGCTCAAGTCGGGCAGGTTCTTACGGCCTATCCGGGCATCTGGAGCGCTGCACCTTCTTTCTCCTACCAGTGGAAGAAGGGCGGCGTGAACATCGCCGGTGCCGTCAACCCGACCTATACCCCGGTTGTCGGCGACGTTGGCGCCGCGATCACCGTGGCCATCACTGCGACGAACACGGCAGGCTCCGCCACCGCCACCAGCGCGGCCACCCCGAACGTGATTGCGGCGTAAGGAGCGAACATGGCGAACCCTCTTCGCGGCTCGGTCCCCCTTCAGGTGGGGGACCGTTCCTATACCTTGTCATTCTCGATCAATGCGCTCTGCGAGCTTGAGACGGAACTCGATCAACCGGTCGCGGCGATCGTCAAGACCATCCAGAACCCCGAAGCCTTGCGTCTCAGCACCGTGCGCTCGCTGGTTTGGGCTGGGCTTCAGGACCATCATGCCGGCATCACCCTCGCCGAGGTCGGGCTGCTAATCTCGGAAGCAGGCTTGCAGCCGACCATAAACAAGGTCGCCGAAGCGTTCCGGTTGGCATTCCCTCAGGCCGAAACCGGAAAGGGAAAGCCCGGAAACCCTCGGAAAGCGAAGGTCTAGACCCGCTCAGGCTGTTACGGTCATGGGTCGCGGCCGGACAGGATCCTTCGCATTTCTGGCGGCTCACGCCTCGTGAAATCGGCGTCGTTCTCGACGGCGCCGTCGACCGAATGAAAGGCGAGCACAACGACAGGGCCTGGCTCGCCTGGCACATCGAGGCGCTCGCCCGACAGAAGAAACTCCCCCGCCTCAAAGAGTTGACGCACGGCGCGCCGAAAGGTCCGCGTCGGGGTCAGACGATGGAAGAGCAGATCGCCATCGCCGAGGCGTGGACGGCGGCACTGACAAGGAGATGACATGGCCTCTGCCGTAATTGGTTCGCTCCGGGTCGTTCTCGGCATCGATACCGCCATGTTCGACAAGGGGCTTGGCGACGCCATGAAAACCCTCAAGGGCGTCGGCAATTCCATGCAGTCGCTCGGCAAGACGATGTCGCTGTCGCTAACGGCGCCGATCCTCGGTTTCGGAGCGATGACCGTGAAAACCGCCGGCGACTTCGAGGCGGCGATGAACCGCGTCGATGCTGCAACGGGTGCGACGGCAGACGAGTTCAAGGCCATGCGCGACATGGCGGTGCAGCTCGGCGCGGATACCAGCTTCTCCGCGTCTGAGTCTGCCGATGCCATGGAAATGCTGGCCAAGAATGGCCTGAAGGCGAGCCAGATCCTTGATGGTGCGGTGCAGGCAAGCATGCAGCTTGCGGCGGCTTCCGGCGCTGATCTCTCCTCCGCGGCTGACGTCGCGACCGATGTGATGATGAACTTTGGCAAGGAAGCTAAGGACCTCGCGCCGCTGGTTGACGGGATCTCTGGCGTGTTGCTCGAGTCTAAGTTCGGCTTTGACGATTATCGTCTGGCGATGGGGCAGGCTGGCGGCGTCGCCGGGAATCTCGGCGTAACCTTCGAGGATTTCAATGCTGCCATCGTTGCGACCAGTTCCGCCTTTGCCAGCGGTTCGGACGCTGGCACGTCGTTCAAGACCTTCCTGACGACGCTGGTGCCGAAGTCTGACCAGGCCGCGGCGGCAATGGAGGAGCTTGGGCTCAAATTCTTCAATGTCGATGGCTCGATGAAAAGCATGACGGCTATCGCCGAAGAGCTGAAGACAAAGATGGGCGGTCTCTCCGATGAGGAGATGAACAGCAAGATGAGTACCATGTTTGGCACGGATGCGATGCGTACGGCCATCATGCTGATGAAAACTGGCGGCGCCGGTATCGATGAGCTGAAGGCGAAGATCGGCTCAGCCTCGGCCGAGGAACAGGCGGCAGCTCGTCTGAAAGGGTTCAACGGCGAGCTTGAGAAACTCGGCGGTGCCTTCGAGACCTTGCAAATCGCGATCGCCGACAGCGGCCTCCTTGCGATGGTCACCAGTTTCGTTTCGATGCTTGCCGGCTGGATCGATGCGCTTGCCAGCACGAGCCCGGCCCTCTTGCAGTGGGGCACGATCCTCGCCGGCCTGGCGGCCGTCCTTGGTCCGCTGCTGATCACCCTCGGGGCGATCGCATCCGCGATTGCCGCGGTCGGCCTTCCGATCGCGGCGGTGGTGGCAGGCCTTGGGTTGCTGACTACGGCAATCATCGCCTTCTGGCCGGAGATCAAAGTGGCATGGGAGTGGGTGAAGAAGCTGGTCGATATCTTCGTCGAGCTTCACACCGAGGCCCTGGTCGCAGTCATTGCAAAGTTCGAGGAGTTGCGAGCGAAGATCATTGCCTCGCTTGCAGGCCTCGGCGAGCAGATCCTCGCGACCTTCCGGGCCCTGCCCGGCCAGATGATCCAGATCGGCGGCGACATCATCGCCGGCCTCTGGCAGGGCATCCAGAACAAATGGGAGGAGCTTAAGGGCGGGGTCGCCGAGATCGCTTCGGGGATCAAGGACACGTTCACCGGCTTCTTCGACATCAACTCGCCGTCGCGCGTCATGGCTGAGATCGGCCAGTTCATCATGCAGGGCCTCGGCAACGGCATGGAGAGCATGCGCGGCCAGGTCGTCGACGTCGCCGGCGGCGTCGCCACCGATGTCAAAGGTTCTTTCGGCGAGATCGAGAACGCGGGCCAGTCACTGGGCCAAAGCTTCTCGAGCGCGTTCCAGGGGGTGATCGACGGATCGAAGAGCGTCAAGGATGCTCTCGCCGATCTCCTCGGTTCGCTTTCCGAGACTTGGATGAACCAGGCGTTTCAAGCGTTGCTTGGCGGCGGCGTCGCCGGAAAGTCGGGCGGGTTTCTTGGAACGCTCTTCGGAGGCCTCGGTTCGCTGATGGGGTTTGCCAACGGCGGTGAGTTTCAGGTGGGCGGCGCCGGCGGCATCGACAGCCAGCTTGTCGCCTTCCGAGCGAGCCCGAACGAGACGGTATCGATTACCAAGCCCGGGCAGGAACGAGGCGCCGGCGGCAGCATGCATGTCACCTTCTCGGCCGACGTCGACCAGAGCGGAAATCTGGTTCCGTTTGTTACGAGCGTGAGCGACCAGCGCATCGAGCGCGCGGCACCTTCCATCGTCGGCGCAGCCAATCGGCAGGTTGTGCCCGTCATGGCGAGCTATCAAAACAACAAAGCAGGCGGAGACTATCGTGGTTGATTTCATCTCCTGGCCTGCCGACCTCCTGCCAGCGAAAGAAATCGCCGCCAATCCGGTCCCGTTTTCGCGCTCCGGCGGTCGCACGATCAATGGGTTGGAGCGGACCATCCGCACCGATCGCGGCTTTTGGAACATCGCTTTCAATGGCGTGCTGCTGCACAACAGCGCACAGCGCCGGACATGGAATGCGATCAGGACGGGCCTAGCTGGACGATCCGGGCTGATCGTACTTCCGATCTGGAGCTGGGATACCGCGCCGTATGCGGCCGGCGACTTCTGGAGCAACAATGAAGTGCGCGTGCCGCATTCGGACGGTACGCCGCACTCAGACGGAACGCCTTATGTCCGCAGCAATATCGTGGTTCGGGCTGCAGAAAGCGTGCAGATCGGCGCTACGCGCATCCGCCTTGAGGCGCAGTCAGCCGGCGCAAATCTAACGGGCACCCGCTTCAGCTATCAGCACGCGCTTTATGAGACCGGTCCGGCGCTCTCGATCGACGGCGCCTTCTGGGAGTTGCCGATCTTTCCGGCGGTGCGTGCGCCGATCCCGGCTGGCTCTTACGTGGAATATAATCTGCCGACGTGCCTCGCGCGCCTGGCGGATGACAGGGGAATGGACGTTTCGATGAACCCCAGCGTCATCAGCGAGCACACCGTCAACTTCGTCGAGGCCGTTGACTACTGGTCTGATCTTGCGGCGGGTTTGCTCTGATGATCGACTTCGTTCGTATTCTTTGCGTGATGACTTTTCCGAGCGCCACGGCGAGGTTCCAGGATGGGTCGAGTGCCTATCACGATGAAGAGGGGAATCTTTGGAGGGCCGCGAATTTCGTCGAAGGTGGCCTCGACGCGATCGAGCAGGTGATCAACGGTGAAGCCTTCACCCTGAAACTCGGCATCGCCGGGCTCGACCGCCTGACGACCGACCTTGCCTATGAAGATTATCAAAAAGGCGAAATCATAGGTGCCAAGGTGCAGATCTTGACGCTCGATTGCGATCGTTGGGAGCAGCCTTTAGGGCTTCCGAAGGTTCGTTTTACCGGTCGTATCGACGACATCATCTTTGAGAAAGTGTCGAACAGCTCGCAAGTCACATCATCGATCAGGGTCGATGTCATCAACCGCTTCACCTTGCGGACCCTCACCAACGGGGGCGTGCTGTCCGATATCGATCAGAGGGCGCGCGCGGCGGTGCTCAACCCTTCCGCGCCCCCCGACCGCATATGTGAGCGTATTCCGATGCTGATCGACAAGACTGTTGTCTGGCCGCGGTGGAATTGACGTGGACGCCCTCGATGCATTCTTCGCGGACCATGCACGCAAGGTTTGGTCGCCGGGCGTTACTGATTGCTGCCTGGCCGTTGCAGACTGGGCCATTGCATGCGGTCATCCCGATCCGGCCGTGCATTTGCGCGAAACCTATGACTGTGAGGCCGGGTTTCGGGCGATCATTAGCTCGGCGGGTGGCGTGACGGCGCTAGTCGAGTCTTGCGCAGCTGCCATTGGCGGCCGTCGCGTCAACGAGCCAATGAGGGGGGCGATTGGCGTGATTGGTAGCTTGTCAAATGTTCATCGCCAGTTTGGCGCCATTCATGACGGCGCCGGCTGGCGCGTGAGATTTGTCGAAGGATTCTTTCCGATGTTGGCTCGGCCGCTTGCGATGTGGGAAATCTAGCGAAACCCCATAAATCCGCGGGCTAGTCGCAGCCCGTACACCACGCCGAGACGCATCGTGGTGTCTTGTTTATTGGTGGCTTGCAGCTGTGCGTCTGGGAAGATGATACCTGAGTAGATGCCCATCAGCCACCATCGTGCTTCGTGGTAGCAAAGAACCGGACATCCAGACATGCCGGGAGCGCCACCTCCATCCAGAAGCAGCCGATTCGTTCCCATCCACGCTGCGACAGATCTCTTCAGGAAGATCGGCGTCGGCTGCGTTATCCCGCTTGCACTGAAACCGTAAGGATATCCAACCAGTGCCACGTCAGCCGCTTCATTTGAGAGGTACTGCCAAATGTCGGAGAGGGAGAAACAGAAAATCTCCTGAAACTCTGATGGAAGGGAAACAGGAATTCTAACAACGTCGTTAAATTGCGGAAGCCGCAGCCCGAGGCATTCTATATCAGCGTGATCTCGCTTCGTTTGATCCTGTTTCCAAACTGGTGTCGTGCCATCGTCACGATAAAGATCGATCACCCACTCGCGAGAATTACCGATCGCTTGGATGGTGGGACTTCGTTGTTGGAAGTCTTGCGTGAAAAACCGCAGGTACTTGCGTCTTGTGGGAGGTGCAAGCAGCTCCGGGGTGAGGAAATTTATTCCAGTCACCACGTGCCAGCAGGTGTACAGGAAAACTTCACGGTCTTCCTGCACGAGCACCCCGCTTGCTCTCGACAGAGTAGTCCGATCTTCGTCGAGCAATTCGATCCGAACCGCCCTGAAAGATGTTTCTTTCGCGTTTCCCAAAACGTGGGTCATATTTGCTACTCTTGTTGGGTTTAGCTGCCGCCCACGCCGGCGGCGGTGCCGCCTACGGTTGCCGCAGGGCACTCGTAGTTGAATTCATATTGAGGTTCGGCGATCAGGTAGCCCTTGGTGATCCTGCAATGAGGCCGCCCAGTTTGAGTCAGGTATTGTTGCGCCGCAGCCTCGTGGCGTTGTTCGGGCGTCATTACGTTCGCCATGCCGAGCGTGGCACCTCGCGCAGCTCCCATGGCTGCTGACGCGGCGATGCTCGGCGTAGTCATGATTGTTTGCTCGTCACGTTTCTCAAACACACGATAGGTGTCGTCGGCCATTTTTACAGGCGTGACCGTCGATGGGTACGACGTCATGCGAGAGATCGCTTGCGGCGAGGCGCACCCGGCCAGCATCGCGGCCAATGTAAATACAACTACTTGCTGCTTTTTCATCCCTGTCTCCCTCTAGGCGAGCGGGAGGATAAGCACAGCTTCTAACGAGGTCCAGTGTAGAGATGCCCGCTGTTATCAACCTAGCCGCGTTGATTGTATCGTCGCTGGCAACGACTGTTGTTGGTGCTAACGCACTTTATCTCGGCACCTTGGGTCTGGCCTATGCCGGTCTGGCCTACGGCGCAGCGCTGCTTCAGGGCCTGCTCGTCGACAAGCCCGCCGTTCCGGAGCCCGACGACGGTGCCTATAACCTCAAGCAGTCCGTGCCGAGCCTGCCAATCGTTCTGGGCCGCCGGAAGAAGGGCTCTGACTATCTCGCGCTCGAAGAGCGGAATGGCACTGCCTATCACATCATGTGCGCGGCGGGGCACCGGATCCATGGGTTCGTCGAGCACTACCTGCACGACGAGAAGGCGACGCTAAACGGTGACGGCTACACCGTCACACCTGCACACATGGCTGGATATGTCCGCATTCTGACACGCAACGGCCTGCCGGCAGAAACAGCCTATGCGGACCTCGTCACGACGTTTCCGGAGATCTATACCAATGCTCACCGGGGCGATGGGCTGGCGACGGTGCGGGTCTCCTGCGCCACGGCCGACTCGGGCGACTATCTCGATGTCTATCCGAACCAGATGCCGCAACATTCGAGCGTGATCGACGGTGCGCTGGTCTTCGATCCGCGGAATCCGGACCATGATGCCGCCGACGATGAGACCTTCGAATTTGCGCAGAATCTTGCGCTGCTGCGGATGCATCAGCTGACCAATCCCTGGGGTGGAAAGCAGAACCTGGCGGACATGTATATGCCCGACTGGGCGCATGCTGCAGATATCTGCGACCAAGCGGTGACGAACCGTGATGGGGACAGCGAGCCGCGCTACCATGGCGGCATCTGGTTTCGCGCGAACAATGATCAGGTGCAGGTGGGCCGGCTACTCGACCAGGCGGCAGAGCTGGTCGTTTATGAGCGTCCAGACGGCCTGATCGGCGTGCATGCAGGCGAGTTCGTCGTGCCGACGATAAGGCTCACGGAAAATGACATCCATCGCCTGACCTTTAAGGCGAACCGCAGCGAGGCGGCGACGGTGCTCGCCGTGCGTGGCCGCTTCACCAGTCCGGAGAACCGCTTCAATACGGTGGATGCGGCGATCTGGGGCAATCCCTATATCGGCGAGGACACCGAGCGAACCCGGACGCTCGACAATCAGGTGATCGAGCGGCACAACCATTGCCAGCGGATTCAGAAGATCACCGAGATCCGCGCCAATGCGCCGCGCGTTTCCGTTCTTGCGACCTATGAAGCGGCGGGTGATATCGCCTATCACCGTTTCGTGCGGGTGCATGCGCCGCCGCATCTCAATGAGGCGATCGTGGAAATCACGACGTCACCGACATTCTCTTTCCGCAACCTGACGGTCGAGTTTTCCGGCATTGTCGTGCCGGCGAATCTCTATGAGTTCGATGCAGAGAAGGAAGAGGGGGAGCCGCCGACGATCCCGGAAGCGATCGTGCCCACCGGCGTCCCTCTCCCGACCGGCTTCGCTATCGAGATCAAGACGCAAGCGCTGGCCGGCGGCGAGACTGCTTCCTACGCCGTCGCCACTTGGACCTTCGTTTCAAACGCGCTGCTTTATGAGTTCGAGTGGCAACCGACCGAGGGACCGAACCAGACCGCACAGTCAACGATGTCTAAAAAAGGCGAAAGCATCGCGCGCTCCAACTATCTCGCCGATGGAATACAACACCGGTTCCGGGTTCGCACCTGGTCGAATGGTTCGAAGTCCGCCTGGACCACTTACATCTTCGCGACGCCGGTCTCGGATCCGGTTGCTCCGGTCGCGCTGAGTTCGTTCGCGATCACAGGCGGATCGCTGCAACTCGGCCGCGCGACCTTCACATTCGCCACCGCGAACGACACGCACCTGAAGCGCATCAATCTCTATCGAGTCCCCACGGGCGTGACGCTCAACAAGGCGGTGCACACGAAGATCACAATCGGAGCGGCGCCGGGAACGACCTTCGCTTACATCGACGGCGATGCGACCAGGGTGAACGGGGTGGCAAACTCCGACTTTGCCAGTTCGACCGGGCTGACGCTCGGGACCGGATGGACTGTTGGCAGCGGTAAGTTGAACGGCGCGGCCGGTGCTACATCGTTCGCGACCCAAGCCTTCACTGCGGCGAACGGTGACAAGGTGCGTACGAAATTCGATGTCTCGGCCTATGCCGCCGGCAACGTTCGACCGCGCATCATTGGGGCGACCCTGTTTACCGACGGGACGAACCGCGCAGCGAACGGCACATTCCTCGAAACGCTGACGGCGACGCAGGCAATCACCAGCATCGGCATGCGGAAGGACACGCCTTTCGCGGGCTCGATCGATGACCTGATCGCCTACATCGAGACCGCGAGCTGTGCGCCTCAAGGCGTGTGGGACTACTACGCATTCCCGGCCAACGGCTCGGGCAAGGAAGGGCCGCAGGCTGGCCCGCTCACCATCACCATCGTCTGAATTCTTTTACTTTGCAGAGGAGCCCATCATGGGTGTGATCGCATCGCTTGGGCGTTATGCGTGGCGTTTCTTCAAGTCCGAAGGACTGCCAGACACCGGCGAGAATGAGCCGGATAAGGTCGATATCTTCGCATTCGTCGACCAGGTCGACGAGGAAATCGAGCGGCTGAAGCAATCGGTCCCGGTTTCTGAGATCTTCTTTGCCACCAAGGCGGAGATGGATGTGGATCTCGGTTATGCGGCCGGGGTGAAGGGTATCGTCACCAACGATCCGACCCTTGCGAACAACGGCACGTATGAGAAGCTCGGCGACGTAGGCACCGGCTCCTGGGCGTTTCGCATTCCATCGATTGAGGTGCTGGTTAATGCCGCCGTTTCGCCGGCAACTGGCATCACAGAAGCATTCTCTGCCGATTTCACGATGGAGTTCCGCAACGCGGACGGTTCGATCTTCATGGGATTGACGCCAGAAGGTGACTGGATCTCCAACACGGAAGCTGACGCAAACCTTGATCCTGTGATCTGGAATGGTGAGGTCTATATCCGCTCCGGCTCCTCCGACGAGGATGAGACGATCGCCCCCCGTCGCGTGACCTATGGCTCGATCATCGGCGACAGCTACGAGATCGTGAAAACTAATGGAGGGGCCGTCGAATATGCGATGCTCGAAGCGAACGGCAACTTTGCCCCGCTCCGTGAAAAGGCGTCGCTTGCGCCGCTCAATCCGTTCCTCTCCTCGGTCAGCAAACTTGCGATCCTATTTGTCTGCGGGCAATCCACCGGCGCCGGCCTCTCCCCGGGCTCGCCTTCTGCGCTGACGACGACGGCGATCGGTCCGGGCAAGGTTGCCATGGGGAAGCGCGGCGTCCGTATTCTTGGCAACACACAGGCCGCCAACTGGCTGACGTACCCGGCGCGATCGGAAAGCTATGACGGCTTCGTCAGCGCCTACGAGATCCGCAACTCCGATGCTGGCGAGACCGGATGGGCGCAGGCTGCGAAGCAGTGGGCCGATAGTCTGCCGTCGGACACGGGCGTGATCGTCTTTACCGCCGCGATCGGCTCGGCGACGAGCGCCCAGATTGCCAAAGGCAGCAACCCCTATCTGAACGTTCTACGGACGATCGCGGCGATCAAGACCTTCGCCGATGCCTATGGCCTGACGATCACCGAATGCCGCGGCGTGCTCGAAGACGGTCAGTCCGAAGCGACAAGCAACACGAGCGCCGCGACCTGGTCGGCCTTCATTCAGCAGCTGCGCGCTGATCTGCAGGCGGACATCAATGCGATCACCGGGCTTTCGGCGGCGCTGAAGCTCTATGTGAACCAGACGCACTCGCACCCGGAAAACACCGGCGGCTTTGGCCGCACGCGTGTGAAGACGCCGCAGGGCGTGCTCGATGCGGCCGCTGCAAACGCCAACGTCATCCCTGCCGGAGCGCACCACTATTGGGATCTCGGTGACGGCGTGCACTACACGTCGGCTGCCTATCGCGACAAGGGTTTCACCCTCGGCAAGGTGCTGGCCGCCGGCGCCTACACGGCGATGCGGATGAGTTCTGCCAGCCGAACAGGAACGGCGGTGACACTGACCTTCACCGGCGTCTCGGGCTCGCTCACACAGGACACGACCCGCTTTGTGGATCCGGGGCAGTTCGGCATCAAATTCTACGACTCGAGCGATGTCGAGATCCTGATGTCGGGGGCACCGACGATCGTCGGCAACACGGTGCAGTTCACGCTCGCCTCGGCACCGCCTGACACGAACAACACGATCGAGCTTGGCCTTTACGGCGCGCTTTACACCGGCGCCGGCAAGACGACCGCAGGGCATTGCCTGCGCAGCTCGACGAACATGGGCAACGACCCCTCGGGCAACCCTACCTACAAATGGGCGCATTGCGGCGCCATCGCCTGCAACTGAGGTTTCGACATGGCATCCATCATCAAGCTCGCCGGCTCGCCTTCGAAGATATCGACGCCAATCCTCAACATCTCGCTGCTTAATGCGATCGCCGGCGTTCCCGGCAAGCGGCACTGCCTGCTTGCCGACGCGCTGCGCGTGAAGAACTCGGGCGTGGCGCCGGAGATCAACGCTTACGATCTGTGGAGCCAGCATCGTGTCGTCGGACCGCTGACGCGGTGCCCTGATGTGGTGACACCTGGTTCCGGATGGAACGGCCGCAAGGTGATCGAGGGCGCCGGCGTCACCAACAATCTTTTGACGATCCAGAACGTGCAATTCACCGGGGATATCAGCTTCGCCTTCGTCGCGAATATCAACAGCGCCAAGGGGGGGACGCTGCTTTCGAGCCCGGATGAAAACTTCAAGATCTTCCAGAACGCCTCGAACTACATCTTCATCCAGACGAACAAGAGCGGCGGCAACCGGTCGTTTGCGCTGACCGCTGGCGTGCGGGCGGTGATCGCCACCTTCAACGGCACCACCGGGCACACCAGCTTCTATGTCGACAACGATCCGGATGGCGGCACGTTCGACCCGGCGGATGGCGCCTTGCCGCTGCCGACCGTCACCAGTCCAGCCGACTGCTACATCATGAACGCTGGCGCCAAGGAACCCTTCAGCGACAAGCTCGGCTTCGCGCTGATCCTCGGCGTCGATCTGGCCAAGACGGAATACAACGATCACCGCAACGCCCTGATGGGGGCGATGATCTCCTACTATGGGCTCTGAGAGCCCGGGACGTCCGAGTCTCTTCCAAATGGTGAAACTAACGAGTGTCTGCTAGCTTTCAGAAGGGGCAGGAGGTAAGGCGCGATCGCATCGCGTCGTGTTTGAGGGAGCGGCTATGAGCAACCGTTTTCACATGCCGTTGAGGTTTTTGGACCTCATTCGGGATGAGCTAGAAAAAGCAGACGCAGAGCTTGATCAGATGGAATCCGAAAAGGACGCCGAGATCAGAAGAGCCCTGCGGTACATCGTGAAGCTGAACAGGAAGGAAGATCCAGACAAGGCAATCTGGAAGGCCCAGATGAAGGATAGGCTGTCGTTGTTCGTTTCGAGGGGCTGTGGCCGAATGCCGCGTTAGCTAGGAGCGGTGGCCCTTCCGTCTGCGCGCGATCAAAAGCAGTGCCGCAAAAACTACGATGGCGACGGGCCAAAAGTCCGTGGTCTGATCCCAGTTCCAGAGCCAGAATTTGTAGGCTTCGAGATGCGGTGGCGGCATGTGCACGCTTATTTCATAGTCGCGCTTCTCGCGGCCATGAAAGTGGCCGGCGCCGAAGGCAAGCCCGATGATGATCGCGTCGCGGCGCGAGTAGAAGAGCATGCCAGAAACGGCAACGACAACGGCTATGCACAGCGCCTCAACGATGTGGCCTAGCCAGTCAAAATTCTCATGGATGTAATGCCAAGGGATTTCCATGCGACGCTGCTCCTACAAGGCTTTCGTTACAACCTGAGTAGCAACTGACACCAAGACGGCCGCCAGTGCTACGGCCGTTCCTAGTCGCACGATCTTCATTCGGCGCCCGCGAGCGCCACTCCAGTCATAGCCCATCATGTTCCCCCAGCCGGCATCATGCCGTGTCTGGATGGTGGCCTGTTTTCCTAACGAAGAGGTAAATCATGACGTACCGCCTACCGCTGGCATGGCTCCAGCCGGTGAAGATGTCCCGTATCATCGCGCATTGGAGTGCCGGCGCCCATCGAGCATCCGATCTCGACAAGGAGCACTACCACTTCATCGTCGAGGGCTCCGGCAACGTGGTCCGCGGCGACCACACGATTGCCGAGAATGTGAACACGGCCGACGACGACTATGCCGCCCATACGCGGGGCTGCAACACCGGCTCGATCGGCGTCTCGCTCGCCTGCATGGCTGGCGCGAACGAGAGCCCGTTCCATGCCGGCAAATTCCCGATGACGGAAACTCAATGGCACCGGGCCATGGACGTGATCGCGCACCTGGCCGAGTTCTATAAGATCCCGGTCACTTCGAAGACGATCCTTTCCCATGCCGAGGTTCAACCGAACCTGGGCATCAAGCAGGCCGGGAAGTGGGATTTCACCCGCCTCCCGTTCGCGCCGAACGTCATCGGCGCCAAAGCATGCGGCGACAAGATGCGCGCCGACGTCAAAGCACGCCTCTAAATCCAACCTCCCAACATCGAAGGAACCACCATATGCGTTCGCTGATCATCGTATCGGCGGCGGCCTTTGTGCTGTCCGCTTGCACCACCACAGGCTCGATCGACACCACGATCAAGAACAACCTGCCGAAGACCTGCGCGCTGCTCGAGACGGCGCACGCCGCGTTCATCGCGGCCTCGGCCTCCGGCAATATCAAGGCATCCACTATCGCCAAGGAGAAGGCAGCCTACGACGGCGTGCGCGTCATCTGCGCCGATCCTGGCAGCGTCACCGCGGCCAACGCTCTTGTCGTCGTGGCGACCGCCTACACGACGGTTTCTCTCGCTCTAAGGGAGGCACAGTAAATGGGCGGCATCTCGAAAGCATTGGCCGCAGCAGCAGGTGGCGCTGGCGTCGGCACTGTCGGTATTCCCTTCATGCCGGAAGGCACGCCCTGGTATGGCTATCTGGCGCTCTATGCGCTGACGATCGGCTTGCCGGCGGTCCTGACCTATCTAGCGCCGAAGAACCAGCGGTAAGCATCCGGCCGGCTCTCAACCTCGGGAGCCGGCTTTCCCATCAAGTGCGGCATAGCAGACAAAACGAGGGGCATAATGGGGCAGGAGCATGGTCACATGGAACTCCCGAAGCGAGCGCAGAAGCTAGAGTGGAACCTCAACACGATCATCCAGTTGGTGACGCTGATCGGCATGTGCGCCGGCGGCGTGGCGATCTGGGTGAACAAGGGAAGGGACATCGAGGAGCTTCAGAATTGGAAGGCCGGGCACGAGCTCTTGCACAAGGAGCGCCTGGTCGAGGTCAAGGCGATCGAGGCGCGCAACGAGGAACGATTCCGCTCGCTCGAAAGCGAGGTCCGAAAGATCGACAACCTTTCCTACAGGCTGACGGTCACCGAGCAGACTTCTTCGTCTACGGCAGGCGCCATCAAAGACCTTCAGGGCTTGTTGAGCCAGCAGGCCGGGGATCTGAAGGTAATCAAGGAGATTCTTCAGCGCGTAGAGGGCGGACAGTTGCGGCGCTAGTTTCCCTACCAATCAGCCCCATGGTATTCGTAATGCTCCTGCACAGGAGGGGGCTATGTGGATTGCAAGACTTGCAAGAATTGCCGCGGTGCTTGTCCTAGTAACGGGGGCTTCCCAAGTTGCGATTGGTCTCCTAATCGCCACAGAAACCATCGGCCCACATGACGAGGCCATGGCTCGCTTCTTGCCGGGGAAAGCATCTACCGGGCAAGCTATAGATAGAGGGGCTCTCATTCTCCTGATCGGGCTCGCGTTGGGAACGCTCGCTGAAATCGCGCTGAAAAAGTGATGCAGACGAGATGAAAGCGACCACGCCGGCCACCATCGTGCTCAGAACCGCGCCGCTCACATGATGAAGGGCGGTTTTCACATTCCTTAGCCGATTGACAAGATTGCAGCTTTCAGTTGATTTCTCCTCGCAATTGAGGCGGAACCGTTATGCTGACCAGATACAGATTGATGATCATCCTTGCTGTTTCAGCGTTCGTGCCGTGGTCTTATTCGTACCTCGTAAGCAATGATCCCTGCACAACCGCACACTGTATGTGGATCTTGGGTTTCGGGTATTTGGCATTTGCTGCGGCGATTGGTCTTTTCGCTCTTTATCACGTCATGATTATTCTTGAGGGACTGTGGATGTCCTTTCTGCACCGCTTCGACAAATAGGCTTCCTCGCCCGTTCTTGCGTCCTACTGCCGCGCGCTTTCGGACCCAAGCTCTATGTATCGGCCCATCGACCACAGATAGGCGATGATCTCAAGCTTCAGCGGAGCGCGATCGCCGTATCGCTCCTCGATCCGTTTAAGCTCCTCGATTGCGGCATCCTGCTCGTCCAAATCTCCAATCACGTAGCTTTCGGGTCCGACAGCGCAGATGTCGCACCCGGCTTCGATCATGTCGACGACGAATGCGGGGATTTCGCTGGCCTTCATTTGACGGCGGGCGTTCTCGGTCATGTCAGGTCCTCCGTTGAGATCGGGAGAGGCTATGACGAGATCATGTGCGGCCGAAAGGCGCAAAAATGCTCCCTAGATTTCGAGGAAGCTCGAGCAATTTAGTCGTTGCGGAGGATGCTTCGACTCAACGTGAAGATCAAATTGCCCATTACGAACACCGCCAGAGCGAAGTACCACATGTACGTGGTACTCAACTCCGTCGCTCGATACTCGGGGTAAAAACCCTCTCGAAACAGCATTGTCGAGTGAACCAAGGGGTTCCAGAGAAGAATGTCGCGAAAGGGATGCGGGAGCAAATCCGGAAGATACATCACGCCGGAGAGGATCATCAACGGCCGCGTGATGATGTTGAAGATCTGTTCATAGAGGGGGAATTTAGGGGCGAGTGCCGAGTTTGCGAGGCCCATCCCCGCTGCAAGAACGGTCGTGGCCGCCACCGACTGCAGGATATACTGCCACTGAATGAACACCGGTTCTCGAAGAGTGAGGATTATGACGCTAAAAACTAGGACGCATACCAGGGTTGTCGTAAGCGTCTGGACGATGACGCGAGCAACAATCGTGTCGATGGGGGCGACGTTCGGGTAGCTCAGAAGCGTCTTGTTAGCGCGTACAGCCGATGTGAGGTATGCGACGCTGCCGGCGTAGAAGAAGAAGCTGAGATATCCTGTTGCGAAGAATTCGCTGAAACTCGTTCCAAGGGCAGGGTGGTGAGAAAGTCCGCCGACCACCAGCGTCATCATAACAATGTAAGAGGTGGGTTCGAGGATTGCCCATATGTAGCCGCCGGGCTTCCCGCCGTACCGCGTCGTCACCTCGCGGACAAGAAGGGCGCTTACAACTTGGATGTGAGTTCGCAGATACATGTGCACCTCGGTTCAACGGCGCACTTTCTACTGTCCCATGATCCGGAACTCAAGGATCAGGACGGAGCAAAGTTTTCACCACATTTCGGGATAGCACAAAATGAAGGCCTCGTCGTACGGAGACGGCGAGGCCAGAGGCGCTTATCGAAGAGACTTCACTGGGGACTTTGTGAAGCTCTGTGCCTGCCCGATCGTGCAAAGCGGGTTAGGACAAGGGGAAAACGCCGGCACACGAGAATGGTTCCTGCCTTCAAAAAAATGGCCCCAAAGAGCAACCATCGGGGCCGAAGCGTGTGCTGTGCCAAGTGAGCCCTCGCGGAGGGAAGGGATGCTCGGGCTCGTTCTAAGACTATCACATGCGGCGATTAGTTCCGAGCCTCTTGGAGAATCCTACAAATTGCGTGTCGAGCGAAAGCCTGATCTGATGCGGGCATGACCACGAAGCTTTCAGATTTAGGGCTGAGAAACCCAAAGCTGCTCGGCGAGCTCAAACGGCGGGGGTATGAGACCGCAGACGACATGAAGCTCGTGCCCACGACAGACGCGTTGCGGATGAAGGGAATGGGCGCAAAATCGTGGCAGAAAATCTGTGATGCTTTGGGCAGAGACCCGGCCCGGACGTAAGGCTCGAAAGCCATGACCGAGCCCTACCAGCCCCCGCTACCAGTGGCGCCGCACCGAACTAGACGCCAACGACCCGCCGACCGCCTTCGATTGGCTTGGTTTCGACGACGTCGGCTTGCCGTGCGCAATATTCCCGTTTTTCTTCCCGCACGCGAACACTGCGCTGGATTTAGAAGAGAAAGCCTCTAGCCGCCGCGATTTCTCTTCACGATCCGCAAAAAAGGCCAAACGCCAAGACGTTCTCGCGCATGTCACAACGACTTGGCAGCACGTAAGGTGCGTGTTTAAATCTGCACCGCGGCGCAATAGCCGCCTCGATTGAAGAGTAGCGTGGGCGACAAAATGCACGGCGAGTGGGTACGAAAATCAAGCGGAGGCGTCACCGCTATCTTCGTGCACGGATTTATGTCAAGCGGCGAAAAGTGTTGGAGAAATGAAAACGGCGTGTTCTGGCCAGATCTGCTTCGCGACGAACCGGGCATGTCTGCGATAGGCATTTATGTTTTTACATATCAAACTGGAATATTCAGCGGCAGTTACCGAGTGAGCGACATTGTCGACGCTCTATCCGAGCATATGGAGTTGGATGAAGTCTTCGATAGCACTCGCCTGATCTTTGTTTGCCACAGTATGGGCGGCATCGTTGTTAGGAAGTTCATCGTTGAGAAGGCTGTCGACCTAATTAAGTCTAATAAGAACGTCGACCTATTTTTGATAGCCTCGCCTTCGCTGGGCGCTCAATACGCTGATTGGCTTTCACCGATCGGTAAGTTTTTGGGAAACGCACAGGCAGACATATTGAGGTTTGTTCGCAATAATCAATGGCTCTCAGATTTAGATAAAGAATTTACAAATTTGAAGGAAAGTCAAAGCCTAAAAATTAGAGGCAGAGAATTAGTTGAAGATAAATTCCTTTACTTCAAAAAAATATTTGGCAAGCAACTTGTCGAGCCATTCTCGGGCACGAAGTATTTCGGTCGAGCGTTTAGGGTTGCCGGTTCGGATCATTTCTCAATAGCCAAGCCGGCTAACAAGATGGCGATGCAGCATCGAATCCTATGCCGGTGGATTTTGAATGTCGGCGTATCAGAGTCGAACCGGTCACTGCAGCCTGAGACGCCCACGCATACGAAAACTAGTTCCGAAGAGTCGGGCCTTCCTGACGCCAGTATGGCCGCCCCTAAAGCCCTCTCTCCAGCGTCCGCTGCAGAAATCTTGACGAAGATCGGCCTGGAGCAAGTCAAGGGGTTGGATGACGCTCTACTGATTTCCACGCTACACAGCATACCCGGGAATTTAAGCGAGGCCCCTTATCTCTTAATATTGCTCAAAAACACGTTGGAAAATTCTTCCTTAATCCCGGGTAGGAAGGCACGTGAGCTTTTGCAGCTTGCGAGGCGTTTAGACAAAGATTTCGCCCCTGCTGGAGCGGAAGAATGGCGCGAAGGGTATGAGCGAGTTAGGTTCATCATCGAGCCTATTCTGGAGAAACTTCCAACGCAGCGCGAGTGCTACAAAAAAATAGTAAGTACATCTCCCGGGATATATGTTCCGTTCCTCATTTCTCGATATGCGTCGAACCCCTGGAAGACTGACGATGAAGATCAGAATGCTTTTACTCGAAGACGTTTCATTCGAGAAAACATAGTAAATATCGTCTTTTATCATTCTTTGGGTAAAGAGTGCTTTTCGATTCTCGATCTAGAGGCTCGACAGTATACAGACGAGATTGAATTTGATCTTGAATCCAATATGGAGCTCATAGACGAAATTAAGAGCGCACTAGGTGCCGATTTTGTCGCTTGGTATCAGAGTTTCAGAGGCAAGCCCTACAATACCGAGATGCAGGCACTTGAAGAGCGGTGGCAACGGGAACGGGATCAGAAAAAAGAAGAATTGGAGAGGGTTCGAGGTGAATATTACGCCTACCATAGCAAGTATCGGGAGCCACCTACGCCGAAGCAATCTTTGCTCTTGATCAAGAAAATTGATGATATTTCAACTGCATTAGAAGACACAAAGGCTATGCCGTTTTTTTCGGAGTCAAATCGCCTTATAGATTTGGCAAAGCATCTGCTTAAACCGTATTTTCCAGACGCCGCTTTTCGTATGCATGAGGTGCAGCAAAACGGCCCTGGACCCTATGCTAGGAATGAGGTGCTGGACGGGCTTAAAGAAGTAAGACAAATTTTGGAAATTGAGGCAGCGAGAGGGGACGTATGAGGTCCGATACAACACTTCTGGCTAGGTTTAGGCCGGACGTGTTAGAATAGCGCCTTTCTATCCTACTGCTTCTTCAGTCCGCATCCAGATTCCATGCGGACCTTGAAGATGAATTCCGACAGCCACCACGCGCCACCCCTAGGCATTGGCCGTCTTCTATTCAGGGCGGTGCTCGAAACAGAACCAGTTTGGCGCCGCTTTCCCGCCGGCAAAGCCGACGCAATCCCCGGTGCGCTGAAGCGCGAGGGAGCCGTCTTCGCGGAGCCGCTGCTCGTCGCCGAGGTAGAATACCGAGCGTGGACACAGGACGGGAAGCTGCGGCATCCGTCGTTTAAGGGGATAGGGAAGCCGGGGGACAATTCAACGGTTTCACCCTTCTTCGAAATGACCGTCAGGGGGCGGAGGAACGATAAGCGAACGCTGAATAGATCAGGAGTGTGACCGATATCAGCATGAACAAATGGGCATTCTTCCAAACCATGTCTCTGAAGAACCGCTGGTCAGCGATGTCTGGGTACGTTGGCACGCTGTCGCTGAGATAAACACTTGTGACGGCGCAACCGATGAATGCGAGAAGGAAGACCACCGTCAATGCGGCGAGTACTGGCCGCCAGATGTGCTTTCGCAGCCAAAACAAAAGTACCCCACAGGGCGCACCGACGAAAGCCGCGATTCTCAAGTTCTGCGCCGCCCAACCATCATGGCCTAACCAGGTGCCCTCGATCGGTTGATAAAACATCGTTATGGAGATTGCGACCCCTGCTACAACGGCAAATATGTCCTCGGCTTCCTTCATGGGTTCACGTTCGAAGCCGGAACCCAAATGGGTACGTCAAATGACGCGACTTGCTTGTCGTCTGAGGACAGCACTCGGTATCGAAGGAATCTCTGAACAGCTTTCTCGGGAATGGGGAGCGTATATTCAATGACGCCACCATCGACAAATTCTCCGCCCTGAGCGTTTCCGGAGCCTGAGGCCAAGTATTCAGTAGATCCGATGTCTTCGGACGCCCGAATTTCAAAGCCCTTAGAGTAATACTCTGGCTGGTCCTTGTATGCAGAGGTAATCGTTATTTTGATTGACGTTTTATAGACCTTCTCCTCGCGGTTCACGTCAATGCTGAGAGCGTAGAATATCCTGGATAGGGTTCGCTGGAATTCTTCGTAGACAGATGATCCAAATCGCTCGGCTTCAATCCGTATGTCGCGAGGTTCCGAAGGAACGGGTTGGGTGTCCACAATGTAAAGGCTGCGACAGTCTCCGACTTCGCTCGATATTGAGCCCGCGTCGGTAGCATGGGGAATGAAGGGGGCTTTCGTCCATTTCCAGGATGCCCCGTACCTCAGGCAGCCCTTATGATTGTCCAGGACCTGCCGAGTGTCGAAGGGCCGCGGGGCGGTCACAGCGCAGCCTTTCAGTACCACCGTTTCCGGCCCTGGAATTACCCAGTTAACCTCCATGTCCTTGTCGCTCGTGTTTTGCACACAAGTGACGAACATTTCGTCCCGGCCATCCTTGTAGACGCGGCTGGTCGTTTTGAATTGGTAATTGGCGTCACCGTGGGGGTTCGGTGCTTTGCCCGGGCAAACTCTCAATGCACAATTGGGTTCCTGCGCCCCGGCAGCGGCTGACACCATACAAAGTGAAGTGATCAGAAGCGCCCTTAACGTCGACATGGTCGATGTCCCTCTGCAGAGCAGTGCAACTCGTTCAGGGTAACATTAGTGATTGCAGATGCAAGAGAGTTCGACCGTCCAGAAAAACCTTCAGCGGCCTGGTAATGTCGGCAGCGTTCAAGAGGGCGTCTCTGACTTCGATTAGGATAAGTTACGAGCGCGTGCCGCAGCAACTTGCAAAGCGATTACGACGTCCCTTGCGCGCCTGCCGCCCGCAATGCCCGTCTACCCGCGCATCTCGCGGATGGTCGCATCGGCGCGATCAAGCAGCCGTCTCTTTTCGAACTCGGTCAAATGGTCGATCTGGTTCGCAGCCCAGACGAGTTCGGAGATGAATGCGGTGGTCAGGGACATGCAGAGGCTCACTTGTCGTTCAGTGCTTCCCATGCGTCATACCCAGCCTGGGTTAGGATGTAGAAGCCTATCCGGTCTGGAAACTTGTTGCTCGGTTTCGTTTCGATGAAGCCACGGGCTTTAAGCCGCTCCTCGGTATCCGGGCCGCAGTTCTTGATTTGCCTCCAATCGACGAGGATATCCGGCCCAAAAGCCGACAATTGGCCAAGGGCAAGCTTTTCTCTTTTCCCAAGTGGCTGACCAGGTATCGAAGCCGCCCATCTTTCATGGGCGTCCTGCAAAAGCCGCGTCATGTCGTCCTGCCCCATAGTCTTGGGGTCGAAACCCAGACGATCATGCCATTCGCGCATCGGGTGGGCTGGATCGTCGATGATCGAGTATCCGCCGGGTCCCTTCCTTGGCTCTTCCGTAAACAGGTCGCGCACCTGACGCGAAGATGGCTGAACGCTGGCTTCGAGTGGACGAGCGTCAGAGTTCGGATCGAGCGACAGCAACCATTCGTCGAGGCGCTGCCTGAGGTAGCGATTTCCCCAGGCCGAGCCCGTGAACTCAATTGGCTTAACCGGACAAAGCTTCTTGAACAGATCAGTGGAAAGCCCGCAATAAGCCGCCGCCGTCTTCTGGTTCAGGGCGGCCGGCCAGTAGGGTAGGCGGTCTTCAGCGGTCAAATTATCGTCCCCACATTCGTAGTCTGTTAGGCATCTCCGACGATTCGATCCGCCAGTGTTTCGTCTGTCATAGCATGGCCATACGTGGCGAAGACGTGCTGCGCCGATTTCCAACCGCCGAGCTTCGCCACCGTGATTGGGTCTACGCCTTTGTGCAGCATTGCCGTAGCAAAGCCGTGTCGGCATGCATGATAGGTCAGCGGCTTGATGCCAGCCCGCTTGAAGACTTTCCGCCACTGCGGCTTGGCGGTGTGCAGCGTTGAATATTTGAAGACCTTTTCAGACGGTTCTCTATTGCTCTGGATATTGGCGATCGCCGCCACGAGAACCGCCGGCAGATGAGCCCTGCGCTCCGACCCTACCTTGGTCTGCCGGATAAGAGCTTTCCCCTCCGACAAGTCCACGTCTTCCCATAGCACGCTCAAGGCCTCCGATATCCGGGCACCCGTCAGGAACATGAAGCAGCACAGCGCCCCGAGGTGCGGGTTTGAGTGCGCCATGAACTTCCGCACCCATTCCCATGTTGCCGGTTCGCGGTCTCTCTTCTCGGCGCGAAAGCGAACCACCCTTAGGTGTTGACACAGTTCCAAGCCAGCTGCGTGGTTGATGATCGCCTGCATTGGAACGACGACCTGTCGGTTTCTCGTCGCTGCTGTGGCGTCTGGATAGAGATCGATCGCCGCCTGTCTAACTTTCCCGGAGGTAATGGAACGAACCAGGGTATCCTTCCAGTAGCTCACCAGTTTGAGCAGGAAGCGGTCGGACTTCTGTGCGTCCAGGTAGAGTGATACGGCTTGCGAGAATGTCAGGACTGCCTCTGGCCCGTAGAACCCGGTTTTCCACTCGGTCGCTTCCGTTTGAGCGGCGATTCGTTCGGCTGTTTCTTTGTCAGCCGTGAAAGTAGAGCCTCGTAGCCTTCTGTGGGCAACCGTGCCCCGGTAGTGCCAGATCTTGCCGCGGCGATAGATGACGAGGGACAT